CATTATTTAACACCATATGCTTTTGCTAAAGTCATTGCTTGCTCTGGAGTTATTTTACCAAAATCACCAGCTTTAATTGCAGCTTGTAGGTCTTGAGGAGTTTTAATTCCCATGTTAACTAATACTTGATGCTGCTCTGCTGGAGCTGTAAATTTAACGATAGCGTCTGCAGGTTTTGTTACGCCAGCATATGGCTTGTATTTAATTTTCGGTTGATTGTCTGCAGCAGGAGCATTGTCTTTAGGATTTTTCGTTTCGCCAAAACCTCCTCTTCCGTAAAGCCCCTCGCCAGCTTTTTCAGTTGATGAGATTGCAGCCTCTGCTTCTTTGTGCATTGCTGAAGCCATTGACTCAAACTGACCTTTTGAATAGTATTTATTTACTACGTCTTCAGCAGCTTTCATTGACTCATTCGTAACAGGCGCACCGCGACGTGAAACTACAGCATAAGCGTTGGCTAGTGCTTGTAAGTTTGTGTATAGTTCTACTTCTTCTGGAGAGCCAGTTCCTTTTTCTATTCTAGCACGAAGCTCATTCAGAGGAACGATGCTACCACGATCGACTTTGTCATATGATGCTTTTGAAAGATCAATAAACTGATCCATTTCAATCGCAGCAGAGTCAATAACAGCCCCACGATTATTAAGCGTGTCTTGAGCTTTTTGCATTGCGTGGAATGCGACTTTTTTCCTAGATAATTGCTCTGGGGTTAATCCTTCTTCTTCAGCGATCTTAGTCATCTCATTTTCAATCGCAGCTCTGTTAGCAGCACTACCGCCATGCGAACCGCCAGAAAGACCTTTAAGCGCATTTGGGTCTCCGCTTAGTGCTTGTTTTGCTATGCGAGTTACAGTCTCAGGGGACATAGTCATTCCGCTCGTCGCACCTTTACCCGCAGCTTTAGATTTTGCAGCGTCAAGCGTTTGTTGATAAAGCTGTTCATTAAGCGTGCCATCTTCATTATTAAACAGACCTGCTTCTTTTTCTTTAATGACTTTTGCGACAGGATCAACGTCCTTACCGCCAGTCTCTTTAAGAAGCCCAGTTTCAGTTTCAATTTTTGTAGTTTTAGCAGCTGACTCTCCAGCTTGAGCTTGCTCTTTCTGAATTTTAGCAGCATTTGCTAAAAGACCTTGATATAAAGATCCTTGCGTATATTTTGCTTTTAATTGGTCAGGATCCATCTGAGCGAATTGCTGAATAATTTTTGGGTCAATTATCGGGTTGCCTTGAGCGTCTTTAAGCTGAGACATTTCTTGGGCTTTTGCTTGCTTTGCTGCAGTAAAAACCTGCATAGGATCTGGAGCATTTGGATCTGCTTGCTTAGCAACGACTGCCTTTTTATACCCTTCTAAAATATCACCTTGCGAGTTAGCAACATAATCGGTCAACTGACTCATCTGATTTAATTTATCGACAGGCAACTCTGACAACGCTTTTTGCGTCTTAACATAGTCCGTGCTTACTTTATTAGCATTCTGCTGAAGTTTTGCATAGGTATTTGGGGAGACCTTGCCTTGAAGATCTTTAACTGCTTTATTTACACCGTCAGGAGTATTCCAGTCATAATTAGGATCTTGCATCATCGCTTTAATAACAGCTTCATCTTGGTTCGCTGAAGTTCTGTCTTTTTGAGCTTGGTTATAGTCAGAAATATCCCCTGCCATGGTATATGCTTTTTGCATATCCTTCATCGGATCTACAGCGACTGGCTGTGGGGAATTATTTACAATTGCTGCGCCTACATCCATTTTATTCTCCTATGTCGCGCTATTGAGTAAACCACTCAATGTATATTGTGCAATACCGCTGTTTGCGATGTTTCCGATCGTATTGGCTGTAACGTTTCCTTGCCCTAAAGCTGCACCAGCATTCGTGCTGCCAACAGCCATTGTATTTGCGCTAGTATTATTAACTGTATTTTGACCAGCTGTCTGCGTATTTGTTACTGCAGTTTGACCTAAACCTGCTAGACTTTGCAATTGATTTGCAGCAGCATTATTCTGTGTCATATACTGGTTAAATGCTTGGTTTTCGTATTGCGCTGCATTTCCAGCATTAAACTGAGCAAGATTTTCTAAATTAGCACTAGACAATCTTGTGCCGCCACGAGCTGCATTAGCATCAATCGCACCTTGTCCTTGCTGTTCTGCAAATTGATAGGCTGGCATATTTTGAGCCATCGCCATCGTGAATGGAGTATTAAATTGGCCTCCTTGCTGCGTTCCTGCAGAAAGTTGTCCAAGAGCTGTCGTGCCAGCAGCACGCCATGGCGCTTGCAACGCGACATTTTCATTATACATTGCTAATTGTTGCTGATTAGCGTTCGCAGCTGCCTGCGCTTCTGCAGCAGCAGCATTGCTGATTGCGTTAGATTGAAGGACTCCTTGCCCTAGATTAGCTAATGCGCCAGTTGCGCTTTGAACAAATCCTGGAGTTGAAGTTCCGCTCTTTAATGCTGAAGATAATGTATTTCCTAGACCAGAACTGGCGATACTGCCTAGTTGCGATGCTTGGCTCGCCATATTTAACGTGCCACCGCCATTAACGATCCCGTTAAGAGTAGAAGCAGTCATTCCTTGAACACCTGCTGCTTGACCGATAAAGCCTGCAGCTTGATCCGCTGTATAACCTGCAGAAGTATAAGCATCCATTGCAGCTTGAATTTGGTCAGCAGTCATCGTGCCGCCAGCTGCCAATCCAGATCCTGCACCAGCGCCAGCGCCAGCAGCTCCGCTAACAGCACCGCTCACAGCTGATCCGATTCCAGCAGTTGCGCCACCAAGTAATGCTCCTTGTAAAATATTTCCGCCAGTAACGCCAGAAACAGCCCCACCGACCAATGCTCCAGTAATAATTGTACCAGCAATATCAGATCCAACAGCACCACCAATGGCGGCAGCAACAGCTCCAAAAGGCATTTTATTTTCCTCCGTGTGACTTAATAGCCACAATTAAAGTAATTCTATCTTCATCACTATCATTGTTTATCCAATGCAGAAAAGAATTATCAAACCAAAAAACATCACCGTCTTTAGGACTTAATGAGCCAGCTTCAAAATTAAAACTTTGCTTTTCATTGCCTTTAATTTGAATTGCGTATTTGTCATAGTAGGCTTGATGCCATCCATAATCAATATGTGGTTTAATTTTACATCCAGGACGAACACGGGTAATTAAAACACCGCCAAGCTCTTCGCCTTTAACAAAAGCCATTAAATCAAAAATTAAATCTGTCAAAGCTGGAAGTTGATAAAAAGCAGGATACCAAACAGGTCTGTGCTCATCAACAAAATGCGTAGGGTCTTCAGGGTTATAATTTTTTAGATCGTTACATCTAACCCAAATGTCAGAAGTTCCTTCAAAAGTGTTTACATATCGATTTTTAGTTCTTAGTGGTATCGCGTCCCAAAGCTGTTCGTTATCAGCAAGCTGTTTTTGCAGATCGCCAACGTCAACGCCAGACTTTAATAATTTAATCGGACTTGCGCTCAACTAGAACCTCATCAATATGCTCTTGGTCTTCTTTGCATTCTTCAGGAATAGCATGAATACAATACCAAGTAACCCCATCTGTAAGAGTATAAATCTCGTGTTCTTTTCCAGCTTTAATATCAATTCCGCATGGAGCTGTATATTCTTTTTCTGCACCATCGACGACGACTTTTACTTTACCGCTCGCCAAAATACTTAAATGATCGAACTTATGTTTATGGCTGCGAATGTAAGTGTTTTTATTTTTAAGATAAACTTGTTTTGCATAAACGCCACCAGCAAAATAATGAATTTGCTCTGGCATTTCTATCTCTTCATAACCTTGTGGAATTCTATTCATTTAATGTTCTTTATCAAAATTATACTACAAAAATCTGTACCAAATATTTTTGGATTTATTATACCTTAATGCGATACCTGTATTCGCTGATAATGTCACGACGGTTGTTGAAACTGTTGATGGAGAAACTGGCGATAGCGTTAGTGCGCTAATGGCTTGCGTGCTGCTGATATAAATTGGCTGACCGTCTATCGCTTTTGAAGGCAGAACGATGGTGAATGTTGAAAGCGAACTTGCTGGTGTTAAAAAGATCGTTTCCATATTTAATGGAAAAGAAAAACTTCCCCCGTTCGCAGCAACAACAATAGTGCTAGTTCCAGAATTTCCTAAGCAATTAAACACATTAAAAAGCGAAACAAAGAAATTAATCCATCCAGAAACGAATGAACCATCTTTCTCAACAGCAAGACGTGTAATTGGAGGAGGAGATATTAAACTCAAGATGCATACCTTTGCGGTGTTAAACCACAGGCTTCGGTTATAACGAAAGGAACAGGATCTGTCATCGTAACCCTAAGCACGAAATCTTTTGACGAGCCTAAACGCCTAAAAATTGCTCGCTTTTGATATGAACCGACAGTTCCGATAGAAACTGTTCGCTCGTTCCCGTAAGTTTGACCACCGTCTTTGGAAACTTGTAGCATTATCTTTGGGTCGCTTCCTTGTCCTGACTGAACCCCCATCCCGACGTCCATATCTAAAAATACTTCAGCAATAGCAAATTCATTCCCCTGCATTCGAAGATGCTTACTTTGGATTTGGCGTTTAATAGGAATTCCAGCGTCTGTATATGCATTGTCTGTAATTAAATAAATGTTTCCGCTCTGATAATCAGAAATATAATTTAATCCGTTGTAGGTTATTCCCAAATTCCCGAAGTGCCTTGCTTGAATAGCAACACCAGTCTGCGCTTCAGACCATAATCCTGTTATCCCGTCATAAATGAATGTTGCGTTAGCTGATGGAAATGTCAACTGATAAATCATATGACCGTCAAACATATAAGAATATGCAATGGCGTCAGCGACAACAGGAAAACCGTTAATAATA